TGCTTTTGGTTCATCAACATATGACTGGGCTATGAGAATGGGTAGATCTAAATACAGTGCCGATGAGTGGTTAGATCATTTAACTTCAACTAGAAAAGTAAACTTTAAAATATTTGGTAAACCAGCACAAAAAACTATCCGTGAACAAAAAAGATTTAAATACGATTCAGGACCTTTTGCCGGTAAAGAAGTTAGTGTATCCAAAGAAGAATTATTTGATTCTAATTTAGCAATATTTAATGAAGCAGGAGATCTAACAGGTGGCTTGTTATATGCAGCAAAGAAGTTTGGTCTAAAGCTTGATGCTAATGAAGTAGGATCAATGATTAAATTAAATCCTATCAATAGATTAAAACCAATAGAGTTTGGTACTGCACCAGGAGTCAAAGAAGCTTTTGACAAGTCTTACAACACTGCAAGATCTACTGTAGAAAATTTACAAGTTAAATACAAAGGAGCAGGTACAGGAGAGATAAAAGAATCTTTAGATGACTTACAATACTATTTAAATGCAGCAGGAAGAGGAGGAAGTAAAAGTGCTATTAATGATGTTAACGGTGCTATGAAAAGATTAAGTGACGCTATCCCTCCAAATGAAAGAATTGTTTTAAATAAAACTATAGGAGACTTAAATACTAAAGCAGCTCCTCTAGCAAAAACTATGACAAAATATGGTGACGAGTCTAACTACACATTACAAGGTGGTAAGGATTACAGAGAAACTGTATTTACACTACCGGAAGATATCGTAACTAATTCAAACCTTAGAAATAAAGGTGGACACTTTACTAGTGAGATTGGAGATGTAAATAATATTTATCATATTAGATATGACACAAGGTTCACACCTGAAGGTAAAAAAGTATTTATGATTAATGAAATACAGTCTGATGTAAACCAGAGTATTGCAAAATCTTTAACTAAAGCCCAACAACTGTCCGGTGAGAGAAGACTAAACCCATTTAATGCGGATATAGAATTAAATTTGCTTACAAGTCAACGAGGTAAGATGCTTAAAGATTTAGATGAGGCACTTGCTAATAATGAGTTTGGTAGAGTAAATTCAATCAGTGCATCTATGAAAGACATTAATACAAAATTAAAAAGATTAACTACTAGTAGAGATGCTTATGGAAATAATTCTACCAAAGATTATTTTCCTATGGTTGAAGCAGATTCATATGGAGACCACGCTGTTAAATATTTAATGCAAAAAGCTGCGCGTGAGAATGTTGATTACATAGCCGTTGCCCCGTTTGACAAAGTAAGTTTCAGACAAGGGTACAAAGCAGGTAATGAAAGATTTTATGGTTATGCTAATGGTAAAGGTATTGGTAAAAAAGGAAAAGCTGTACTTCCAGATGTCATGGGTAAGAATGCAAGATTCTATGGATCAAGCGCAGGGCCAACAAAAATATCTTTATCAGACCCAACACAACCTTATAAAAATGTTAGTAGTGATAAATTCAAATATCCATCAGATCACCCATTAAAAGGAAAAGAAATTAAAAGTGATTATCATAGTAATTCTGGTATGAACCCTGAAAAAGGAACTAAGAATATTCCAGCAGGGGATCCACGCTTGTATTTTGATGCATATGCGATTAAAGTGGTTCCACTAATGAGAAATACACAAAAAACTTATAAGTCCAAAGGAGGACTTGTGGTGGATATGTTTAAACCAATAAGGTACAATTAATCATGGCAGTAGAAAAAGTAACAGAGGAATTAGCAGAAGAAGAAGTTGAACAACCGGATGGGTTACCTGTAGACGTAGAGATCGAAGGTGAAGAAGAGGCTGTTGAAGAAACTCCTGAACAAGATTTTAATGCAAACCTTGCAGAAGACATGGATGAAACAACTCTTAAAGAGATGGGTTCTGATTTAGTTGAAGAATATAAAAAAGATAGAACTTCTAGAAAAGAATGGGAAGATGCTTATATTAAGGGTTTAGATTTATTAGGTACAAGAAACCAAGAAGTATCAAAACCATTTAAAGGAGCTTCCGGTGTCACGCATCCATTGTTAGCCGAAGCTGTCACACAGTTCCAAGCACAAGCTTATAAAGAATTAGTACCCTCTGACGGGCCAGTACGAACACAGGTCATAGGACTACAAACACCGGCCACCGAATCACAGTCTGAGAGAGTTAAAGATTATATGAATTACCTTCTGATGGAGGAGATGGAAGACTACACAACTGACATGGATCAGATGTTATTCTACCTACCTTTATCTGGGTCTACTTTTAAAAAGATTTATTTTGACGCTTTACAAGACAGACCTGTATCTAAATTTATTCCAGCAGAAGATTTAGTAGTTCCCTACTACGCATCCGATTTAAAAGATTGTGAAAGAATTACACATGTTATTAAAATGACTTCAAACGAAGTTACTAAAAAAATGGCTGCAGGTTTTTATAGAGACATTGATTTAATCGATAGTAGTTCAGAACCCGATTCAATTCAGAAAAAACTAAATGAACTTGAAGGTGTAAAAGGTACTGGATCAGATTATTTAAATACTATTCTTGAGATGCATGTTGATTTAAATTTAGATGAGTTTGAAGATTTTGATGACAAAGCTAAAAAAATTAAAATTCCTTACATTGTAACTGTTGATGAAGGTAGTGGAGAGGTTTTATCTATTTATAGAAACTACAAACCTGATGATTCCACTTATTCTAGAACAGAATATTTTGTTCACTATAAATTTTTACCAGGACTAGGTTTTTATGGTTTTGGTTTAACACATATGATTGGTGGCTTATCACAAGCTGCAACACAAGCACTAAGACAATTGATTGATGCAGGTACTTTAAAAAATTTACCAGCAGGATTTAAAGCTAGAGGTATTAGAGTTAGAGATGATGATCAGCCTATTCAACCAGGAGAGTTTAGAGATGTAGATGCACCTGGAGGAAATATTAGAGATCAGTTTTTTAATTTACCTTTTACAGAACCATCTCCAACATTATATAACCTTATGGGTTTTGTTGTTCAAGCAGGACAAAAATTTGCTGCTATTACAGATAGTGGTGTTGGTAACGATACTCAAAACAGAGCTGTTGGAACTACGATGGCGATGATGGAAAGAGGATCACGGGTAATGAGTGGTGTTCACAAACGTTGTTACTACGCAATGAGATTAGAATTTAAAATTTTAGCAAGAATTTGTGGTGAGTCTTTACCTCCAGAATATCCTTATGATGTTTATGGTGGTCCAAGAAATATTAAGCAATCAGATTTTGATAAGAGAGTTGATATTTTACCTGTTGCAGATCCAAATATCATGTCTATGGCGCAAAGAGTAACTCTTGCACAAGCACAATTACAAATTGCACAGTCAAACCCACAGATGCACAACCTACATGAAGCGTATAGACGTGTTTACGAAGCGTTAGGGACTAAACAGATAGAAGCAATTTTAAAAGCACCACCGAAACAACCAGAACCTTTGGATCCAGCTAAAGAAAATGCAAGATCTTTACAGATGAAACTACTTACAGTATTTGAATTTCAAAATCACGATGCTCACTTACAAGCACACATGGCATTTATGCAATCTAGAATGGTTCAAGTTAATCCACAAGTATATGCATTACTACAATCACACATTTCAGATCATATTTCTTTTAAAGCTAAGGCAGAAGTTAAAGAAATGATTATGCAAAATCCAGAAATGGCACAAATGGGTAAAGAAGACCCCCAACAGTTTGAAATTATGTTTGAAGCTGAGGTTGCAAAAGTTGCAGCAAGAATAACTCAAGAATTAGTTCAATCAGAAATGGCAAATCAGAAAAAAGAAGACCCTTTAATTAAAATTAAACAACAAGAAATTGATTTAAGAGCCATGGATCTTCAAAGAAAAGCTGAAGAGACTAAATTTAGAGCTGATCAAGAAAACCAAAGAGCTTCTGATAGACTTATGTTTGATTATGATAGACTTGAACAACAAGATGATCAGTCTGATGACAGATTACAAGTTGCAAGAGAGAAAATGAACAAGAAATGAGAAAAGGATTAAGTGGAGGGGTTCGTTATGGACCACCACCTAAGAGAGGGCCAAACCCACAAGGGCTAACCGAAAAGAAGTTTAAAAGTGTCAAAAAATACACCAAAAAACTCATACGAAAGTCTTCCAGTACAGTCTAAATTAATTTTTTTGTCTGGAGTATTTGATGGAGAAGGCAGTTTTGGCATTTGGTCAAAGGGAGTAAACAGAAGAAAAGAATTTGCGTGTAAAGTTGAGATGTCGGACTACGACAGCTTAAAGAAATTTTCAGATATGTTTGGAGGAAACCTAACTTTTTGTAAAAAACGCCAAAAACATCATAAACAAACTTGGGCATGGAGACAGAACGGACACAGGGCTTTCTTGATCATAGATAAAATGATAGAATTCATGTGTATAAGAAGACAGGAGAATTATAATGTGGTTAAGCGCGATAAAATTAGCGGCCCAAGCAGGTACGCACATCTTCAAGAAGCGTCAAGAGACAAAGATGCTGATGGCCGATGCGCAAATGATGCACGCAAGAAAAATGGCTCAAGGAGAGGAAGCTTACCAAGGTAAACTCCTACAATCTAGAGATTCAGATTGGAAGGACGAGGCAGTTTTGATAATTTTAAGTTTGCCTATAGCAATTTTGGCCTGGGCAGTCCTAAGTGATGATCCGGGAGCGATGGACAAAGTAAAATTGTTCTTTGATATGTTCTCACAGCTTCCGAGCTGGTTTACAAATTTGTGGATCCTTGTCGTGGCAAGTATTTACGGTATAAAGGGAACTCAGATCTTCAGAGGCGGTAAAAAATGAAATATGTAATTACTTTTATATATCATTGGTCAACTAAGTTATCTTCTTGGTCTTGGACTAAATTATATGGAAATAGAGTTAAAGGATTAGGTTATAAAAAATGAATTTAGTTAGAGATTTACAAAAATTAATTAAAGATAAAAGAATTAAAGAGTCTGCTACAGCACAACTTCGTAAAAGAAGTAAAGATTCAATTGCTAGACCTAGAGCAGAAAAAAATATATTAT